AGTAAAAATAAAATGGGCATAATCCGAAGAAAATGCCCACAAAACAAAACAATCTATTATGAAAACGTGGCATTGCACCACTTATAGACAATTCAAATATAAATCACTAAATCGGCAACCACGCAAAGGCTTTAGTGTTAGTTTTCAACATCTGTAAAAACTTGGTAAGCAATACACCACCTCCCATAAAACCACCAGCGACAAGTAAAGCCGTTATCCTGGTAAGTCCTTGCATAAAGTTTAGAAATTTATCGGTCTTTACTTCCGTTTTATTATCGTTCTTAACCACCTTTGTGTTTTGGACATTGGCTTGTCTTGCAGTTTTTTGGTTTTGCTTGTTAATCTTTACAGCTTGTTTACCTTTGTATATGATAATTGTGTCCATTATTACACCACTACTACAATAGCATTGTTGTAAGGCATCCTCACAAGCCTTTAAATTAGATTTTAAATTCCTTTTACTTTGACTAAAGGTCAAACCAAATAAAAAGATTATTATAAATAGTTTTTTCATATCGTAAATTTAAAAATCATCTTCACACCATATCGGTGTTTTATCACCAAACCACGCTTGTCTTAAATTAAACTCAAAAAACTCATCGGCTTCTTCTGTTGTCATATGCTCTTCCAAAATTTTAATGCATTTCTTAACGGAATAAATCAAGCGCATACTATTCCAATCAATGCCAATTATGGCATCATCAAAACCATCTGCTTTTAACAATTCCTCTTCTGGATAACTCTCCAATATTTCTTCCATCATAATATTATGTTTTTAAAATAGTTTATTAATAGGCAATAATATACCCTTGCTTGTGTTCATATCTCCACCTCTTATATCTCGTCTTGTGTTTATTAATTCTCTGCACCTTTGTTTTAATAAATCTGTTTTTATTAAGTGCCAAGTATCTCCAAAAACAAAACAATAATAATTGGCTTCAGTTGTACTTAATCCACTTGGCTTATTTCTGCTTTCATATTCAACAAATACATTGCCAGTTGTCAATCCTTGTAAATCATATTTTACTTCAATCTTTGCATTTGTAAAAATCTTGCCAAGTTCTTGCTCTTTTACTTGTCCTACTTTTAAATCATATTTAAAATCATTGTTATAATTCACAATTCTATACTTTTAAAATTTTTAATATTTCCATCTATTTCCTCAATCGCAAATCCTCTCCGACCTTTGGCAAAGTTAGTGCTTACCCATTCCGAAGATGGAGATAAAGCAAAATAACTATTATACTCAAATTTAGGATTACTGCTATCTCTAATAAGTTGGTGACTATCTCCCTTTTCAAAGCAGATTTTAAAGCTGTGCAAATTGTGCTTATCAATGTAGGCACGAATATGGTCTTTTGCTTTCTGGTCAAGTTGAGCCTTAAAGCCAAACTTCTTAAACTCTTTGTCTTTTCCGTGTGTTATTATAAATGCCCAATTATCTATGGTATAATGGCTTATGAATTGCTCGTGGATGTTGTACTCCACATCTGGCAGTAAGTACTTTAAAACCTCTTTTACTTGCAAGTTTACGATATGCCCAAAATCTCCTGCGTGATTGTCATTCACTATGCTGTGAAATTCCAATGGCACACCTAAAGTTGCCAATGATGATGCTAAACGTATTTTAAAACTTGATGCCACCTTAAAGCATTCTACGTTATCCATATTTTGAGGCAATTTATGACCTCCTCGTGTAGTTTCGGAATTGTACCCATCGCAAAAATCACCCAATTCCTGCACCACTATCTTACTATGCCCATTAAAATCCATATTAACCTGGCTGACTATTTCTTTAAGCGTATCTTCAAGTTCTTCCTTACCCCATTTGCCACTATCGTACAAATCATTCTTAATATGCATACCGATATGTGTATCTGTGTAAGTTACCTTTAGCACTTTGTTGCCATTTGGCTTAATTTTAGCCACTTTTAAAGGCTTAATATTAATCGCCTTTACACTTTGCTCAATAACATCTTTATTCAGTTCAAATAAGGCTTTATTTTGGCTCTCTTTGGTGTAGATTTTCCATTGCTGACCAGTTGACTCATTGGTGCTTAGTCTTGATAACTCCAAATGTTCTGGTGGTAACGCTAATTCTGTCGGCTGCAGCTTCTCAGTTCGGCTTATAATGTTGCCTTGCTTGTCATATTTGCGTTGTGTTTCTACAAATTTCTTTGCAAGTTTATAATACTTTGACCTTATGGCTAAGTAGCTATTATTTGGATTAACTAATCGCCTAAAATAAGACTCGTTTGTTTCACCCTCTTGTTGTGGATTAGCTTTGATTAACTCTCTTGCTGTCATTTCCTTTAGTTTTGTTGTGAAATTCCAATAGCCTTTCATAGTAAGCTATGTAAAGTTTATTACCACTATTGGATTGTAAGAATGATGTGTGTGATTCTACAAATTGCCTTGCATTTATGATAGTGCCATTGTCCAAATGAAAGCCGTTATACTTGTCTAAATCAAGTTTAAGCAATTCTTTTTTTAGTTCTTGCAGTTTCATTTGCGTACAATGTAACTAAATTATTTGATATTCCTATAAGCAAGTTTTGCATCAAATGACGGACATTCCTTTATCCGTTCCCAACTATCCACCTTTCCGTTTAAGTTTTTGTCTGGTGATATGTCACGATGTCCTAAGATTTCTACCTTGCTTATGTCTTGATAATCACTTAGAAAGTTTAATGCATTGTCTAACTCGCATAGTAAAGCCTTTTTCTGTGCATCTGTGCGTGTATCTTCTGCCTTGTTTACATCTTGCTTGTTTACTCCTCCAATGTAGCAGATATGTATGCTTGTGCTATTGTAGTATTTAACTCCGTTTGTAACCTCGTCATATGGTGCTAATTGGAATACCTCGCCATCTTCTGCTATGATACGATGATAGCCTACAGACTTCCATCCTATGCTCTTCCAATAACGCTTAATTGATTCTACTCCACCAAATCCAGCAGAGCAATGAATAAAGATTCTTTTTATGTTTCTCATTGCATCATTATACGCACCTCGTTGACTGCCTTGCGTATTTCATCCTTTGTATTGTCGCTTATCTCATTATCTTGTACCTCAAAATCTACAGCTACAAAAAAGAATTTTTCTGGCATCATCTTAATAAAATAACACAAAGAACATTTAACATTTTGTACGCTAAATATTGACCTCAAATGCCCACTTAAATCTTTGATATTTACCCAAGCCTTGCGATGCTTTAGTAAAGGATAAACTACCTTTTCTTGATATTCGCCATCTAATAGCTGATGGTTAAAACTACTGCGCCATAAAGATGGATAAATGATTGTGCCATAAATTGCATCACCTGCCATTATCTTCATACCACTATTGTGAATCTTAACAAGTACTGCTTTTTTAACTTCTGGACATTGTGCCAATTCTTCTAAAATCTGAGATATTTTAGGATTCTTAGTAACAGCATTTTCAACGTTGTTACGAAACATTTTATTCTTGATGGCTTTCCAATTTGGCAAGGCAACCACTATACCCAAGAAACCAGCTACAGATGTAATAATTGATGCTATTACTATATCACTCATTTCTTCGGCATTGCCATTTTAAACAGTTGCCTTGCTACTGACTGAGCAGAATACCCAAGTAAAATCGCTGTGAATGTGTTTAATGGATAAAATGCTTTTAAGTCATCTTTGGCAAATACAAATAGTAATACTATTAAAGCACTTATGCCTACGCTTATCAACTCCAAGCCACCATCAAGTTTAATGCCTTTCTTTTTGGCATTGTAAAGCTTGGTTAATAGGTGCAATATTACACCACCTAAACCCATCAAATATAATTCTGCTATCGGACTCATTAGAAGATAATGATTTTATTAATTATGCCATCACTATCTTGCTCACCTTTCCAAAGTACTGGCTTTGTTCTATCAAGATAAGCTATCATTTGCTTTTTATACCTCGTTGCCATTGCCATAGCTTGTCGCTTTGCTTCTTCTACGTTTGCAATTACCTCGTTACTGCCTTGTGCAGTTTGTGCGCCCTTGTTGCCAGTTTTAATGTGGTTAGGTTTGCTTATGTAGGCTTTTAGGTTATAAGCTATGTAAGGCTTTAAATAGCTGCTTAACAAAGTTGCATAGCTACCAGGATTAGCTACTACATCATCATACAAATCTGTGCCTAAAACAGTCATTACTTGCTCCCACTCCACAATTTGAATCACGTTATCCTTAACAGCGTTTATGTCAAAAGTATTGCTAAACGCTAATGCCTTTATCTCTGATTTACTCGCTATCATTGTCTGAAATTATTTTAGCTTGTTGTTCATCCATTCCCATCATTTTAAGCAATTCTTTAACTGCTTCTGTACCTATCGTTTCCTTGTTTTGTAAAAGTGTTGTAATGTTGCTTAAATCGTTAACAACGTTCATCGGTGATTGATTGTTAAACTCAACATCACCTTCGTAGATAGTTCCTTCAAATGCTTTCTGCACAGCATCCATAATAACATCTTGTTCGTTTTGAATTAAGCGTTCTGCCAATTCCCACTCGTTACGCAGTTGCTGATTGTTGCCTAATGCACCTGCACTCTCCAAACCTGCTAAACTTCTAAACCAAGAACAAGCCTTTACGATGTTGTTTTCTACCATCTTCTGCAAGTCCATAAAGCTACCTTCCTTATTCATTGGATAAGTAACATATTCTGGTGGTTGTACATCTCCAGTCTTAGGCACGATTAAACTCTTACCACTTCGCCCTCCACTTGTGCCTTTAATATTTTGCTCAAGTTTGTACTTCTTGTCCTTTAAGCCATCCTCACCATTTTCATCAGTTACATCTCCAAAATCAAACATCAATATGCTTGATAAAGTCACTCCGTTTTCAAATTGGTTAGCGTTGTATTGACCTATTAAACTTTCTACTTGTGCATCATAAAACGCACCACTCCAAACTGGCAAAGGGTAATCATTTTGCCCACTCTCATACTCAAATATTGGAATGATTGTTCTGCCTTCCTCATCATAGTTAGGGTAAAGCGTTCTTTGTATTGGCTCAATTCTATTGTCGTTCCAATCTTTAGATATTGCTACCTGCTCTGGATGCTCTCCATCATACTCACAGAATCTTACTTTACTTGCATCTAAATGATAAATAAATACCTCACCACCTATACGCACAGATTCAATAAATCCATAGCCATAAGTTCGTCTATCCTTAGCTACACGCTTAGACAATTCAAACCAGTTGTAATACTTGTTTAAATCATCGGTTAATTTGCTTTCTAATGCTTGATTTTCAGTTAAGATACTACCATAGCTAACATACTCTGCAAATGAGTTAATAACAGACTTTAGTGTACTGCTCTCCTTTGCTAACTTGCTAACTTTTTGAGGAAATAGATTATTATCAGTCGTGCTAATTAATCTTATTCCTTGCTTGGTAATTATCTTTTCTTTCTCTGTGTAATCTGGTAACTGAATTACGTTATTACTTATCGGAAAGTTTATCTGTCTTTGCTGACTTCTTTGCTTTTTTTGGTTTTTCTTCTGCACGTTCAATGTATCTAATTAGTCCTCTGAATTCGGACATTAACGAAAGTTTGTGTACCAACTCTGCTGATTCAAGGTTAGTATCAAGGAGTCCGAACCCCTTGATACCAATTTTTTGACCTTGATACTCTTTTTTATATTGCCACTTCATCTTATATAGATGTTGCTGCAATCAATTCTGCTACTATTGCAGCAGGTGTTGATGCTGGTGTAGATGCTCCAGAAATACCACTTAATATTCTCAATGGCTCACCTTGCTCGGCTTTCATTGTCATAGAGAATAAGTTATCATCCGTTTTAGCACGTCCACTTGTTGACTCAAAAGATGCAAAAGCTACAAAACCTTCCTCTAAAGACTCTTCATCATAACCGATGAATAACAATGTGTCCAGGTCATATAGTCTTGCAACCATATACTGCTCACAAGCATTTCTAATTTCAGTTAATTCTTTTCTTTGCTCTTTTGTTGGATTAGCTACTGCAAAATTAACGTTAACTTCGTTGCTTCTTTCCATTGATTCCGTTACTTCGCATTCTCCACGTTTGAAATTAATTTTACCAAAGCCATTTCCCGCTACTGCAAAAACTAAATTGGTAATATCGTGGCTTGAACCTAAAGCAATGGTAGGTAAATCTTCTACCTTAATTGTGTAAAGTTCTTTTACACCTGCAGTTTTTGGGCAATTTGTCCCAGCTACTGACTGTAATTGTAAATTTGCTGACATTTTTATATATATTTTTAATAGAATTAGGGAGAAATTAATCTCCCTTTATCTATTGGTTATTTAAATCCTATCGGTAAAGTACGATGTCTTCTCCGTTAGTATAATTAACATCAAATGCGTAGTCACATCTGTAACGTACTGTTCTGTCGCCAGTCGCTTCAAATTGAGGCAAGATAGCTACGTTATTCCACTCTGCATCTAAAGCAGTTCCAAAGTGTAAGTTAGATACGTTAGCTGCTACAATCGTGTTAGAATTTACGAAAGGTAAGATAGCCATTCTCTGTCCTAAGAAATCTAATTCTTTAGCACCGATAAAGTAGCTTCCTGCGCCATTAGCAGCAGATGCTTGAGCCAAGCTGTATGCTTTACCCAAAACTTTGTTACCAAAGATGTAGAAATCTGCATCATCTTCTACTGATTCGCTTAGTCCGTTGTAAACTTGCGTTAAAACAGATAGTGCGTTAGAAGAATTAATGAAAGCAATTTTACCTGCTGACCAAGTACCAGAGAAACCACTTGTGTCTACTGCAATACTAAAAGTAGTAGCGTCAATAACTGTAATGACTGAAGATTGTCCATTTACAGCAACCCAATCAACTGAACCAGCCATAGAAGAAAAAGTAACTACATCGCCAGTCTGTAAATCCTCAGTTGATGCAACAGTCATTGATGTAGTTGCACCTGGAGTTAAAGTAACTAAATCTATTTTGTCAGAATCTAATTTGTTTACATCAGAACCTGCTTCCATCAATGGAATAAGTCCTTCTACTACGTTAGATGTTGCAGATACTGTGATTTTAGATAAGTCACCTGCTGCTGCTGAACCTCTCCAGATAGAAGCATCAATGAATTTAGAACGGATTCCTGCCATTTGCTCAATCATAGCTTCTTCTAAAGTAGCTGGAGGAACAAAGTCACCTGCTCTACCTCTTGGCTGCTGAGATGCATACCAGGTAGCGTTAAGTGAAGAGTAATCATACTCTACTGCGTCCATAAATTTCTTTGGGTCAAGATATTTCTCGTCCAAAGTTAAAGAACCTGCGCTTGAAAAAGCTGCTACAGAATCTTGTACGTTTAAGCTGTTAGCCATAGTTTTTACTACTGCTCTTGAATCAATGTCTGTGTGTACAGATATTAATCCGTTTTCAATCGTTTTACCTCGTAAAACCGACTGTGCTATTATGCCTTCTAAATCTTTTCCAGCATAAGTGTTTGTTGAAATTGTTGGTGTTGCCATTTTTTAATTTATTTAATGAAATTTTGAAAATTATTTAAGTGTCTTTGCCATACTGGAGTATTAGCGTTATTAGTTGCAGATGCTTTTTTAGTTGTTGTAGGCTCTACGAGATTTTTGATAGCTTCTTTTACTTCGTTTTTGATAACGTCAGCTATGTTTTCTTTTTTAGATTTTTCATCTTCATCTTCCATATCCTCGTCTTCTCCGTATTTAGCTTCTACCTCTTCTACTTCTTCTACTTCTTCAGCCTCTTCTTCTTCGCTTGGCATCATTTTCTCGTGTGCTTCTTCCAATGCGATTAGTCTTGGCTCTATAAGTTCCATAACTTCTTTTAAAATATCTTCCTTTTCTTCTGGTGTAACTTCGTTTTCTACAGCTACATCATTTGTTGGAGTTTCGCTTTCATTAGACAGCTTATTCCAAATTTTTTGCAACAAAGACTTTTCCTCTGTTACAATTTCTTGTGGTGTTTCTTCCATTTCTACTTCTTTTTGATTAATTAAATTATTTGGTACTAAAATTCCTTTATTGACAAATGTCGCTTTTGAGTAGTTTGTTACTTTTTTTGTCTCCCACTCGTTACCGACAAATCCGTACATTTTTGCTTCTGTATATGTAAGCCATTCTCCGTGACCTGCATTGCGTTCCATTAGTTCATCTATTACTATTTGCTGTACTCCTAAATTTAAGTAAGCCTGGTTAAGTGCAGATTGCCACTTGTTCAAGTCGTTAATAGCATCTTGCATATCGTTTTCATTTCCCTCTGCATAAGACATAACCTTGTGAACTAAAAACAATCCAGTGTTATCCATATAAATATTGTCCACTGAACTTGCTGCACTACCTATGATTGTAGATGCCGATGCATTTGCACCTCTGTAATATGTATTTATTGTCGCACCACTATTTTTAAGTAGTGAATATATAGCTAAAGCGTGTGATACATCACCACCTAAACTCTCCATTGTCAAATTGATTACCTCAACATCCAATTCTTGCAAGGCTTTAATTTCTTTAGCCTTTACTTCGCTTGTGTTCTTTTGGTAATCTTCAAAATTATCTGCCCAAACGTTGTAGCCAATGTCACCAAATATCTCAATATCTGCAACTTTGTCTTTTTTCTTTACGTTTAAAAAAGGTGTAATTTTCATATCATACAAAAATACATCGCAAACCTTGCAATATTTACAAATAATATATAAAACAAAAAAGCCTCACAATTTAATGTAAGGCTTTTTATTTGGTATAAATTATTATTTAGAAATTAGGGTCTCTGTACTTACTCGCATATCCAAATACTATTGATACTTCGTCAAATTGTTTGTATCGCTTAGTGACTCCATCAATTAACTTATATCTAAAATGGTTGTCTGCGTCCATTAAGTTATGAAGCGTGAATCCTTGCGGTAAATGATTTTCCCAATCATATTTACCATATTCCTTTTTTAGTTTGGATTTTAACGCTTTAATAATTTGCACTCTGTAAGTCACCATACCCCAAGCCTTGCGTTTAGGATTCCATTCTAATGATTCTGTGCTATATTCTGGGTTGCTTTTATACTTATAATCTTGGTCTCCGCAATACTCTCCGCACCATTCTGTTTCCATTGGTCTAATTTTGCATTTATTGCCACATTCTGAAACCCATATTACTTCGTATGGTTTTCGGTCTGAATAAAATAACATTGTTGCTCCTTTGCCAACTATTGGCTCTGTTCTATTGTTTCCCATCATTTGATTTTGGAAACTTCCTGCTACTCCTACTTTTCTTGTTTGCGTTTTCATAATTTTTGTTTTTTGTTTTGTTTTTAATTACTTTGATAATGTAAAGATATAACCAATTATTTAAACTACAAAATTTTTTAGTATTTTTTTTTATTTTTTTTTCTTAGCTATAATATAGGTTAAGATAATCTCTAAGAATGCAGCATACCTCGTAGTACTCCATACGTTCATAAAAAGCAAGATACTCTCTAATGTACTCTTCTTCTTCTTCATCCAACCATTCCATTATATCTTCCTTAGTCATAAGTAGAATAATGCTGTTGTCAAATAGGTTAACGCTGTTCACGAGTTTGTAATTAAGTAGATTGCCCTCAAGCTATAACCATACTTTCTAGCTAACTTGTTTCTAATGTCTAAAACGCTAATTCTGCCAGTATTCTGATTGTCAAAATCTGCCTTTATTGTGCGCTTAATGGACTCTCTATTGAGCAATCCTTTGTCGGCTGCTTCTAATGCTTCTTTAATAAGTTCTTGCTGACTCAACGTTGTTTACTTTATTTTGTAAGTTACTAAAATCTTGCTCTACATTTACTACTTGCATACTTCTATTCTCATTCACGCTTACCAATTCGCTTACTCCATCGCTTACTTGTTGGCTTATGCTTGATGCCGTAACTGGTGCTACATATCCACCCTCTGCAAACATCTTTGGTAACTGCAAGTTATTCAAAGCATTCATAAAAGGCAAACCATAATGCTCAACAGCTTTAGTTTTGTGGATAAATTCACCACCTTCAGCTTCAAATCCACCTCTACCAGCTACAGTAAAAGGCACACCACCTTGAGCGTGGCTATTGCCTTGTATTACTCCACCTTCTGCAAACTTCTGTGCTTTGATTTGCTTCACATTAGCAGCGTAAGCTGCTGTTAAAGATGCTGTACTTATTGCACCTGCTATAAAGTTGGCTGGTGGTGGTAAACCCATTGCACTCGCTATTGCTTGAATCAATCCAGTAAAGTAGCTTAAATTAGCTCTGCCTAAATCTAACTTTTTTTGTTTTTTAAAGGCATCTTTTCTTACTTTCTCTCTTTTCTTTTCTGCTTCTTCCTCCGATATTGCACCACCTTGTACTTGTTTATCAATGGCAGCTATTCTTTCATCTGTGTTAGTTTTTAAGTTTTGACTTGCTACATCTAAAATAGCACTTATTCCACTAACTACTGCGCCATAACTTGCTATTAATGCTTCTGCATCTTCATCATCTAAACCCAACTTATCTGCTAACGTTTTTCCCTCTTCTTCTGGGTCTTTACCGACCTCATTAATTTGACCATCTAACGTAGCTAAATCTACACCTAATTCAGCAAGTCTTTTCTTTAGTTGTTTTAATTGCTCATCACTTAATAATGCATCTGCTATGCCACCTTCTGTACTTGCTGTAGCATCCACTAATTGCTGTTGCAATATTTGAAACTCCTGCTCTACTAATGCTCTTGTTTCTTGCAATTTTTGTGCGTTATATTCTTCTGTTAGCTTTTGTTGTGCTTCCAAGTTTCCATCTAATGCTTGAAATTCTCTTAAATACGCTTCTTCATTTTGCAAGGCTGTTAACGTTGCAGCATCCTTTTCGTTT